TACTTGCAAGGTCTGCACCTAGGGCAGCTTTTAAGTTGATTGAAGTTATGGAATCGAATAGACCGGTGCCACAAGCTAATAATAAACTACAAGCAGCTCAGAATATATTAGATAGAGTCGGTGTTACTAAAACAGAACGACTTAATGTTAATCATACTTCATCAGGGGGTATTTTTATTCTGCCTGAAAAACAAGAAGTAGTAGAAGTTAACTATGAGGATTTAAATAATGAGGATATTCCTGACTGAAATAACAGACCCACTAGACAATAAAAAGTTTATTGGTCCATATATAAGAGCAGAATCATTAGCAGAAGCTGAAAAGATTGCTTATGAGTATGAATTAATTTTGGTTGGTGAATTACACGAATTACGAACAGAGGAAGAGGAACCTAAAAAAGTTATACACTAATGCCACATGCCGATAGAAAAGCAGCAATGCTAAAAAAATATGGATTAAAAGGAGTTAATAAAGCTAAACGAACTCCTAAACATCCTACTAAGTCGCACATGGTATTAGCTCAAGAAGGTCATAAGATAAAACTTATCAGATTTGGACAACAAGGTAAAAAGGTTGGTACTCTAAAAGGTACAGCTGGTAAGCCTAAAGCAGGTGAGTCAGCTCGTATGAAAGCAAAAAGAAAATCTTTTAAAGCTCGACATGCTAAAAATATTGCCAGAGGCAAGATGTCAGCAGCATGGTGGGCAGATAAAGTTAAATGGTAAATACTATGTTAGATAAAATATTACAATGGTTGGGTTTTATTTGGGTTAGAAATAGAGATTCAAAAGGTCGCTATGTTCCAGATAAAAAGAAAACTAAGTTTAGAAATGAGGCTTGGACACTAAAAAGAAAATAATGCCTCAAATAAATAGCGAAGAACAACCAATAAAATTTAAAACAGGTACAATAGCCGGTAAAGGTTCTAAAGCCAGACCCGGAGTTTATACTAAAGAGTATAGAGATAATTTTGATAGGATATTTGGAAATGCCAAGAAAAGCGAAAACAAAAACAAAACGAAAGAGTAAGTCTCGAGTCAACGAAGCTGGTAATTACACCAAGCCGAGTATGCGTAAGAGGCTATTCGAGAGGATTAAAGCCGGTTCTAAAGGTGGTAAACCCGGTCAGTGGTCAGCTCGAAAAGCCCAGCTTTTAGCAAAAGAATACAAAGCTAAAGGTGGAGGTTATAAGTAATGTCTCGTAGTGCAGCTCAAAGAGCAGCTATTGCGATAGCAAAAAAGAAATCAGGAAAATATAACAAAGCAGGAAAAAGGACAGCACCTTATGCCAGACCCAAAAAAAGGAACAGGAAAAAAACCAAAAGGTAGTGGTCGTAGATTATATACTGACGAAAATCCTAAAGATACAGTTAGTATAAAGTTTGCTACCCCAGCAGATGCTAGAGCAACTGTTGCTAAAGTTAAAAGAATAAAAAAACCTTATGCTCGTAAAATACAAATACTTACTGTTTTAGAACAAAGAGCCAAGGTTGCAGGTAAAAACGAACAAGCAAGAATAGCTAAAAAAGGCAAAGAAGCTATTAGAAAAAAACATAAAAAAACAAAGTGAAGTATGAACAACAACTTGAATTACACTTACAAGTTACAAGAGATGCAACTCCTGAAGAGTGTCAAGAGTGGTTTGAACAAGAGCTTAAACCTCAAGCAGATATACAGTTTAAGGTAATTTTGTTAGCAACTATTATGCAAGTTGTATCATGGTTGTTTGTAATGTCTTCATTTTTTTGGAAAATTTAATATGGCAAGAAAAACTAGAAATTTAAAAAAGTCTCAAAAGAGTTTAGTAGAATGGGGTAATCAAAAATGGCGAACTAAGTCAGGTAAACCTTCTGCTAAAACTGGAGAAAGATATTTACCTGAAAAAGCTATTAAGTCTTTAACAGCAGCTGAATATGCTGCAACAAGTCGTAAAAAAAGAAAAGATACTAAAAAAGGTAAACAGTTTTCTAAACAACCTAAAAGAATAGCTAAAAAAGTAAGAAAGTATCGTAGAACAAAATAATGTTATTGCCTGATGGTTACATAAGAAGAACCTCATCAACTATACCTTTTGGCTATGAGGAGTCAGGTGTAGTTGGACATTTAAAACCTGTACCAGAACAACTAGAAGCATTAGAAGTTATTGAAGACATGTTAAACAAACAAGAGATAAGTTTACAAACAGCATCAGATTGGCTAGACTACAAAGTAGGTCGAACATTATCAAAAGCCGGACTAAAAAAACACATGGATAAAAAATATGGCAAAGAGAGGCAGACCAACACTAGATGAAGTTCTTAGTGATGTAAAAAAAGCAAAAGCTCAAAAAACTAAAGTTAAACGAACTTTAAAAACTAAAGAAGCTCAAATTAAAAAGTTGGAAACAACTTTAAACAACAAAAAAAATTCCTTAAAGAAATCTAAAGAAGTTTTGTCTAAACTTGACAAGACCTCAGACAATCAAGTTATATCAGAAGATAAATTAAAAGATTTGCCACAATCAGTAGCTGATGCCATAAGTTCAGATACAGTATTGTTTCAACCCAACGAAGGACCACAAACTGATTTTTTAGCTGCAGATGAAAAAGATGTTTTGTATGGTGGTGCTGCTGGTGGTGGTAAATCCTATGCTATGTTAGTAGACCCTCTAAGATACTGCCATAAGAAAGCACATAGAGCTTTAATTCTTAGAAGGTCTATGCCTGAACTTAGAGAACTTATTGATAAGTCTAGAGAATTATATCCACAAGCATTTCCCGGTGCTAAATTTAGAGAAGTTGAAAAAGTTTGGAACTTTCCATCAGGAGCTAAAATTGAATTTGGTTTCTTAGAAAAAGATGCAGATGTTTACAGATACCAAGGACAAGCATACTCTTGGATAGGTTTTGATGAGATTACTCATTTACCTACAGAGTTTGGTTGGAATTATTTAGCATCTCGTTTAAGAACAACAGATAAAAGTATTAAAACATATTTAAGATGCACAGCTAACCCCGGTGGTGTAGGTGCAACTTGGGTAAAGAAAAGATATGTAGACCCAGCAGAACCGAATAAGTCTTTCGCAGGTTCTGATGGGTTATCTAGAAAATTTATACCAGCTAAATTAGTAGACAACCCTTATCTTGCTGAAGATGGTGTTTATGAAAAAATGTTACAATCTTTGCCTCCAACACAAAGAAGACAGTTATTAGAAGGTAATTGGGATATTGCAGAAGGTGCTGCATTTGCAGAATTTGAACCAGAATCACATATTGTGACTCCTTTTGAGATACCTGTGCATTGGCAACGAGTAAAAGGTATTGACTATGGTTATGCTTCGGAGAGTTGTTGTTTATGGGGTGCAGTTGATATAAATGATGGAACTTTGATAATTTATAGAGAATTATATCAAAAAGGCTTGACAGGAGAAGAATTAGGTAGTATAATATCTAATATGGAACTAGAAGACCCAGTTTCAGTTTCAGGGGTACTTGATACTGCAGCTTGGGCAAGAACAGGAACGACTGGTCCTACTGTTGGAGAAACTCTGCAAAAGATGGGTCATAAACTCAGACGAGCAGATAAGAATAGAATACAAGGGAAAATACAAATACATGAGTATTTAAAAGTGCAACCTAGTGGCAGACCTAGATTACAAATTTTTAATACTTGTAAGAATTTAATTAGAGAATTGCAAAGTATTCCATTATCTAAAAATAATTCAGAAGATGTAGATACCCATGCCTCAGACCATGCTTATGATGCATTACGATACATGATAATGAGCAGACCAAGAGTGCAATCTACTTATGATGAATTAAAAAGATTAAAAGAACAATCGTATTTTAATCCAGCAGATTCGACTTTTGGATATTAAAATATGGCAGACGAAAAAGACAATTCATTTTTAAATGCAAACGAAATCTACGAAGATGTAGAAGGTGAAGCTGGTAAAAATTTAAATCTTATAGCAGACCAAAAAATAAACTTAGTAGGTTTAATTCAAAGTAGATTTGCACTTTCTGAAGAATCTAGAGATTCAGATGAAACTAGATGGCTTGAAGCCTATGAAAACTACAGAGGTTTGTATGGTAAAAGAGTTAAATTTAGAGAATCAGAAAAATCTAGAGTTTTTGTAAAAGTTACAAAGACAAAAGTATTAGCTGCATTTGGTCAGTTAGTAGATGTTTTATTTGGTACTGGTAAATTTCCAATAGGTATTAGTGAAACAAAAATACCTGAAGGTGAAAAAGAAAATGCATATTTAGATATGCAAAATCCTCAACCGGGTCTTGAAATGTCTCAGCCTGAAATGTTACCAGATAATATCGGTAATCAAATAGGTGGACCTTTTGATGTTGGTTTTGAGGGTGATGGCAAAGTTTTAAAACCGGGAGCTACTTTTGGCGATGGAATGTTTGAAGAAGATGAAGAATCTTTAGAACAAAAAGCTGAAAATATAGGAATATTACAAGAAGGTTTAGTTCCAAATCCACAAACACCTGAAATATCTCCAGCACAGAAAGCTGCAAGAAGAATGGAAAAACTTATCCATGACCAAATAGAAGAGTCAAATGGTTCTTCAGAAATGAGAAGTGCATTGCTTGAAGCAGCACTATTAGGAACAGGAATTATTAAGGGTCCTTTTAATTTTAACAAAACTCTTAATAATTGGCAAGTAAATGAAATGGGTGAAAGAGAATATTCACCTGTACAAGTTAGAGTTCCAAGAATTGAATTTGTAAGCTGTTGGGATTTTTACCCAGAACCCGGAGCAACAAATGTAGAAGAATGTGAGTATGTAATACATAGACACAAACTAAATACTTCACAACTTAGGGCATTAAAAAATATGCCTTACTTTGATAAAGAAGCTATTAGAGAAGCAATTCAAAATGGACCTAACTATATTGAAAAAGACTTTGAAAGT